AGAGCTAAGACTAAGATCTTCGACAAGGAGCTAAGACTAAGATGAAAGACTCTATATTTAATTTTACTAAAGAAATAAGAGGAGGTTTGAAAAAAATAAAAGGTGCACAAATAAGCAGCAAGCTGGTCAACGAATTGATTGCTCTGGACATGACGTCAGCGCAATTGCAAACCGGCATCGAATCGGTCATCAGACGCCGAATTGATGCTAAACAACCCGAGGTCGAAACAATGGAGGAGCTTTTATCCGAAGTTGTGACCGACCAAATTTTGAGAAACAATTTAAAGTGAATCAAATGAATAAACCAATCGCAGCCAAAGGCACTTACGAGCAGAAACCCGGAAAAGGCGCAGCATTCCCGAATGACAAAAAGGTCGAGGATTGGCACGCCGATTACAAAGGCCGGGTTTGCTTGCCAGACGGTTCGATGCACTGGCTGGACGTGACGATCAAAACCGCTGCGAGCGGGATGCAGTACGCTGCAATTTCGATTGGAAACGCTTGCGAACCGACCGCCGCGGTCGATCATGGCCCAAAAAGGCATCCAGACGGGCACAGGAGCGGCTTTCAGAGCGTGACTGAGGCTACCCTACCAACCCGAGTCAAAAACGCGCCACAGGCCCGCGCATCGGGTTTTGAGGAAAACGATGATGACTCGATTCCATTTTAATTAAAATGGGTGTATTATGGTCGTACCGTCAACTTGAGGTGCATCATGATCAACTCAAAAGAATGCTTCAAATGCAAAACCGTCAAGCCATTAGAGGATTTTTATAAACATTTAATGATGGCAGACGGGCATTTGAATAAATGCAAGGCTTGTACAAAATCAGATGTTTTAGAACATCGAACTAAAAACCTTGAAAGGATTAGAGAATATGACAGAGAACGAGCCAAAAACCCAGAAAGAAAGGCTGCCAGCCTTTCAGTTAACCAAGCCTGGAGACGAGAAGATCCTAGACGCCAGCGAGCGCACAATGCGGTTACAAGAGCAATTAAGAAAGGCTTGCTTGTACGCGCCCCATGCTGTCGCTGCGGCGCTGAACGATCTCTCGCTCACCATGAAGACTATGACAAGCCACTCGACGTCATATGGCTCTGTCAACCCTGTCACAAGCAGCGACACAAAGAAATGAAAAATGGATAATTTGCCAGACCCAATTCAATTTATTGCTGAGAATGGGCCAATGACGTCGCGTCAATGTGCTCAGTTATTGCCGGCGCTAACGCAAAAGAATGTGGACGATAAATTGCGCCAGGCGTTTCGCGTTGGCAAGCTATCGCGTCGCATTGACGAGGAGTCACGCACCAACCGACCGAGCTATGTTTATTTCGATGCAAATGGCCGGTCCAGCAATAAAGAGCCAGAGCATTGCACCATTCTCAGAACCCTTGGAAATCATCAGGAGACAGAAATTGGAATTCACTAATGGGAAGTTTGTTTACAAAGCTGACGATGCTGAAATCAGCTTTCCCGACGTCCAGCCGGTGTTTTTTCTATCCGGCGCGATGTTCGTGCCGCATTACGTTCTGCCGCACGTGTGGGTATCATTTGGCAACAAGATGCTCACGACCAAGAATCTGATTGAGCGAAACGCGCAAGCCGGCACGAGTTATCTTTGGGTTCGACCTTGGATTGAGAAGATCTTTGGTTCCAAAGATATTTTTACGATGAAAGAATCGCAACTGAAGGAGGCTCTTATTGCATGACCCTACAAGTCGGAGAATCAATTACCAGCATTCAGCTAAATGTTAGCGAGCTACAAAAACAATGCGCTGGATTTAATGTTGAATTGGAAACTGTATTAACTCTTGCAAAGCAAATACATGGCGATGCAATAGCGTTAATAAATGAATGGGAAGAAAAGCATGAAACCGATAATAGACGAACAAACATCCGACCTATTTATGGAGGAGTGGTTATGCGACCTACTTGCGGATCCTGTCGATATTTCGAGCTTCTTGGAGGAGATGGGGAAACATCGTATATGGGCGAATGTCGACGCAGATCACCAGAGCTGTTGGTAGACGAGAGCGGCAACGAAACTCCAGCCTGGCCACCAGTGGACGATAACCATTGGTGCGGCGAATACTCACCGGATACCCTTTCATGACTGAACACGACCCTGTAAACCATCCGCAGCACTACACTCAGCATCCGAGCGGCATTGAGTGCATCCAGATCACGGAACATATGGGTTTCAATCTGGGCAACGCGATCAAGTACATTTGGCGAGCAGATCTCAAGGCCGGTATGCAAGACCTTGAGAAAGCACGCTGGTATCTGGATCGGGAAATTGAGCGACGCAAGAAAGCGTTTGACGTACATCTGCAAGACGTGCTAAAACGCGCATGATTGGGTCCGGGCGCACTCCTCGCCACACAATTGCCCAATCGGGCAACGAGGGGTTGCCCATTTTTTTCGGTGGTGCTTATGGATAATGAAGCCAGCACATTTGTCACGGCGCTATTGCACTCGGGGACAAACGCGCATTTGCTGCATTGGACCACCAACAGCTATGCCCATCACGTCGCGCTTGGCGAGTACTATCAGCAGATCCCCGAGTTGGTTGACCAGCTCGCGGAAGCGATCATGGGTCGCTTTGGGCAGTTCAAGAGCTTTCCCGACGATTACTACTTGCCGACCGATGATCCAGCGGAATATTTAGAGGGCATCAAGTACTTTGTGCAAGATGCGCGAGAATATATGCCGGACGATACGGAAATCCAGAATCTCATTGATGAGATTGCTCAGCTTCTCGACACAACCCTTTACAAACTTAAATATCTCAAGTAAGGCAAATCATGAAAATGAAAGACAACAACACCTCGCAGCCTAAGGGCTATGGTCAAGGCTCAAACGCTAAAATCCCCGCTGGCGTTGCCGGCCAGGACAAGAGCGGCACGCGCTCGGAGCGCATGGTCAACGGCATTGGCATGGGCGAGGCTGACATGGCTGGTAAAGACAGCCAGTTCAACACCGGCGTCACCAAAGGCACCTGCTACACGCACGACCGGGTTAGCTATCAGAAATGATTCGACCACTGCGTAATTACATCACCGTGCAACCGGCAGTTCGCAAACTGTCGGACGTGATCCACGTCACCAACAAAGAGCCATTTAACGAAGGTCGGATCGTTGCAATCGGACCGCAAGTGAAAGAGGCAAAGGTTGGTGACTGGATCAAGTACGGCAACGGTGACTACCTTAATTGGCCGACCCACAACAAGGACGGTCAGGACTATCAAATCATCCAAGAGGCCGACGTTTGTGCGGTCGTGGAATAAGGGGTGTCCAGTTTTTGGACGCCCTATGAAATAAGGAACAATCATGAGTAATTCAATCGCATCCGGCGTTGCTTACGCCGATCCAGAGTTCACGACGTGCTACGCCAGCGCTGAGATTGGTTACAGCGCAGCAGCTCAAGGCGCGGTCACGCAGCTCACAGACAAGACCACGGCAGTCACGCTTAACAAGAGTGCTGGTCGCATCACGCTGAACAACGCAGCGCTGGCCGGCAATACCGCTGTCTCGTTTACGTTGAACAACAGCCTGCTATCGGCCAACGATACGGTTATCGTTTGCATCTCGGGTGGTGCAACAACTGGTGCTTATACGTCTTACGTAACGTCGTTGACCACCGGCTCAGCAATCCTGACGCTGCGTAACTTGACCGGCACGTCATATTCTGAGGCTGTAATCCTGAACTACGCAATCATTCACGGAGCAAGCTAAATGAGCATCCATGACGATCTCGATCTTTTGAAAGAGGCTGTTGCTGCGTTGGAAGACCAGATTAACGAATCGTCGGACGATATTCATGCGCAGGCGTTTGAAGATGGTTCAGACGCCGGAAAGAGTGCGCTGGCCGAAGAAATCGCGGTCATGATGGGCGCAATCGATGCCGAGGAATGCCCCGAGTGCCGCGACGTGCTCAAGCGCGTGCTAGAGCAGCACATTGCTCAGTTCTTAGCTATTGGCGAGCATACGTGCGAGCAGGACGATGACGAAGAAGAAGACGGTGAAACGTCTTTTGTAATTACCTTTGCAGATAACTGAAATGCCACTTAAAAAATCAACGTCTGAGAAGGCGTTTAAAGAAAATATCAAAGCCGAGGTCAAAGCTGGGAAACCAGTCAAACAGGCAGTGGCGATCAGCTACGCTGTCAAGCGTGCAGCAGCGGCGAAAAAGAAGTAATGGCTACAAAGCACGACAAGCCCATTCCCCGGACAACCACGGGGAAGGGCAAGACGTACAACCCGACCGAGAAAGGCGCCGGGATGACTGCGAAAGGTCGTGCTGAGTACAACGCTAAGAACGGATCTAACCTCAAGCCACCGGCGCCAAATCCAAAGACCGACGCAGATAAAGGTCGCAAGGCCAGCTTCTGCGCTCGGATGGAGGGCGTCGTGCGAAAGGCGAAGGGACCGGCTGAGCGTGCTAAGGCGTCGCTAAAGAACTGGAATTGCTGATGGCTGATTACCCGAGAATCACCGGGACGATCAGACCGACGCCACGCAACCGTGTCTCTGGTTTCTTGGCCGACTTGCTTGAGATGGGCGCGAAGGGTTATGACGTTGGCTCTACGCTCCAAGCCGGCGGTCCGATCACCGAGGGCAAGCTCTCAACACCAGTCAGCGATTTGCTTGGGATTCCTGAGCTACAGCGCACGCTTAACAGAGTCAGCTACAACGAGCCATTGACCACCGGCACGGGTTACACGACCCGACTGCGACCAGATACGATATCGGCAGCAATGACCGTTGCACCAATGGTTGGACCAACTGCCAGAGTCGGCGCAGCAGGCGCTAGAATGACCGGCACGGCTTTGAAAGACCTAGCGACGAGTGATGTTGCCTACAACGCTGCGATGAACGCTATGCGCCGTTCTGGAGGGCTTGCAGAGCTAACGGCTTACCACGGCACTCCGCACCGATTTGCCGCTACTGAGGTTAACCCCTTGGGAGAGTTTAGATCCTCCCAAATTGGGACAGGAGAAGGCGCACAAGTGTATGGTCATGGATTGTATTTTGCCGAAAACCCAGAAGTTGCCAAGGGTTACAAAAAAACCTTAGCTTACAAGGCTTTTGATGTTGAGCCAGAAGCGGAAAAAATTGGAATTCCTTTAACTCAAGGATCAAAAACCGAGTTTTATCGGCAGGCAAATGCAAATTCCGACCCTTACGAAGCAGCAAAAAGATTTCAATACGCCAGCATTGATGCTCGAAAAATTCCACAAGAAAAATTGGCTGAGCTTTTCAAAGGTTATTATGACAAGGGTGGCGGGACTCTGTACCACGTTGATTTGCCAGATCCAATGGTTGAAAAAATGCTTCATTGGGATAAACCGTTAAGTCAAGACGCTCCCCAAGAAATTAAAGATGCCATGAATAAATTGTGGCAAACCTACCCAGAACTAAAAGATAAACTTTTTCAGTTTTACAAAGAAAAAAAACCCGGAAGTTTTTATTACGCTTTGCTCAACGATTATGCCAAAACTGGAGACTTAGCTAAAAACCAAGCGTTTGCGTCTGAGGCGTTGCGCAAGGCGGGAATTCCTGGCATTCAGTATTTTGATGAAGGCTCCCGAGGCGCCGGCAAGGGCACTCGCAATTTTGTCGTGTTCCCTGGCGAAGAAAAAAATCTCACCATTCTGAAGCGAGAGTAAGATGCCGATCAACCGTCTATTTTTTCGCCTATAAAAGATGATTCCTCCGCACGTTCCTACTGAGACGTCGAAAGCCAAAGTCGAGCAGACTGCTGGACTCGGCTTGCCACAGGATCAGATCGCGGCTCTCATCGGCATCAGCGCTCCGACGCTGCGTAAGTACTACGAGGTCGAGCTGGCCGTTGGCAAGGCTAAAGCCAGCGCATCCATTGCAGACACGCTCTACAACAAGGCAATGGCTGGCGACACCACGGCGATGATCTGGTGGTCAAAAGCCCAGATGGGTTGGGGCGAGCGCAACACGACCGTGCTGAGCAATCCAGACGGATCGCCGGTCGAGGGCATCAAAGTTACCTTTGTTAAGCCCAGTGAATGAGCTTGATAATGCCATTGCCAATGCCGAGTTTCCTGAGAAACTATCGGTTCTTTTTGACAAGCATCGGTATAAGGTAACTTTCGGCGGTCGAGGTGGCGGCAAGTCTTGGGCGATTGCTCGAGCGCTACTTATCATCGGCGCATCAAAGCCCACGCGCATTCTCTGCGCTCGTGAATTTCAGACGTCAATCCGCGATTCGGTGCATAAGCTCTTATGCGATCAGATCGAATCATTGCGATTGCATGGATTCTATGAAATAACTCAGACGTCAATCAGAGCTAAAAACGGCTCTGAATTCTTTTTTGTTGGACTCAAAAACAATGTCTCAAACATCAAATCGTTTGAGGGCGTTGATATTTGTTGGGTCGAAGAAGCGCAATCCGTGTCCAGAATGTCGTGGAATGTGCTAATCCCGACAATCCGAAAGCAGGATTCAGAGATTTGGATCAGTTTTAACCCGGAGCTGGAGACCGATGAAACGTACCAAAGGTTTGTTATTCATCCTCCTAGCGATGCTGTTGTTACCAAGATTAATTGGTCTGATAACCCTTGGTTTCCAGAAACCTTACGTGCCGAAAAAGACGCACTCAAGGATCGTGATATAGAGGCTTACAACACCGTCTGGGAGGGCATATGCCGGCAGACTGTCGACGGTGCGGTGTTTGCCAGGGAGATGCAGGACGCCGAGCTTCAGGGGCGCATTGGACGGGTTCCGTTCGACTCTAGCAAGCCCGTCCACGCTGTGTTTGACCTTGGCTGGTCTGACGCCACCGCGATTTGGTTCTTGCAGTTTGTCGGCATGGAAACGCGCTTGTTGCGTTACATGGAGGACAATCAAAAGACAATCAGCTATTACCTAGCGCAATTGCAGACGTTTGGATACCATTACGACACGTTGTGGCTTCCGCACGACGCCGAAAACAAAACGCTTGCCGCGGCTGGCAAATCCATTGAGGAGATTGTCAGAGCGGCTGGATACAAGACACGAATCATTCCGAGAGTGCCAATTGCTGACTCTATCAATGCTGCGCGAACTATTTTCAACAACTGCTGGTTCGACCGAGATGGATGCGCGGAAGGTCTTACCTGTCTGCGCCACTATCGGTACGAAGTCGACCCAGAGACGGGTGGATTCTCAAAGTCTCCCCTTCACGACCATTATTCGCACGGCGCAGACGCATTTAGATACATCGGACTGATGGTCAACGAACCAAAGCAACGTAAGAAACAAGTAACCTTCACGTTACCAACGAACTGGATGGGCTGAAATGGCAAATTATCAAAACGAAGGCGAGGACGGGCGCATTGCTGATGCAATGAAATTTCTGCGTCTGGCAAGCGAGGCCGATAGCGTCAATCGCTCTGATGCGCTGGACGATCTGCGCTTTGTCAGCGGCGATCAGTGGCCAGTTGAGATCCAGAACAGCCGGAACCTGGAAGCCAGGCCGTGCTTGACGATCAACAAATTGGACGCCTATTGCCGACAGATCGCCAATCAGCAGCGCCAGCAGCGTCCGCGCATTAAGGTCCATCCGTGCAACAGCTATGCAGACAAAGAGACTGCAGAGGTTGTTGAAGGTATCTGTCGGCACATTGAGATCAACAGCGACGCCGATAGCGCCTATGACCGAGCGTTCGAGTCTGCTGTCAGGATGGGCTGGGGCTATTGGCGCGTAGTCACCGATTACACAGCTCCAGATTCGTTTGATCAAGAGATTTACATTGAACCAATCGAAAACCCGTTCAGCGTCTATTTCGATCCCAACAGCACGGCGCTAGACGGCTCGGACCAAGAGCGTTGCTTGATCACGACAATCATGAGCAAGGACAAGTTTCGGGATATGTATCCCGACGCTGACGATGGCGGTAACTTCTCAGCTCGAGGTGGTGGCGATAGCAATCCTGAGTGGGTCACCAAAGAGGATGTGCGGATCGCTGAGTATTTTTATATTGAGCGCACGCCGGCAAAGCTCTACCTGCTGAATGACAAATCACGGTTGTTCAAAGACCAGCTCCCAAGCAAAGAGTTCATGGCCACTCATGGGCTTGAGATCGTTGGCGAGCGCGATAGCTACAAGAAAGTGGTGAAGTGGTGCAAGCTCACCGCGATGGAAATCCTTGAGGAGCGCGACTGGCCAGGTAAATTTATCCCTGTCGTGCCGGTCTACGGCGGTCGGATCGTAATTGATAGCAAGTCAATCAAATACGGTCTGGTGCGCTACGCCAAAGATCCGCAGAAGATGTACAACTTCTGGCAAACCTCCATGACCGAGGCGATTGCCCTGGCGCCGAAAGCCAAGTGGTTGCTGGCCGAAGGTCAGGACGAGGGCCACGAAACTGAGTGGGCCGCAGCGAACATTAAAGCCACGCCGGTATTGCGATACAAGCAGACCGACATTGAAGGACGCACGGCTCCGGTTCCGACGCGCTTGCAACCAGAACCACCACCGCTGGGCATCATGGGCGCTGCCGAGGCTGTTAGCAACGATCTACAGCAAGTTGTGGGCATCTTTGATCCAAGCCAATTGCCGACCGGCAACGTCAGCGGTAAAGCGCTGAATGGTCAGCAACAGCAAGTGGATATGACGAATTATCACTACTACGATAATTTGACCAAATCCATTGCACAGACTGGCCGAATCATTCTTGATATGATCCCCAAGATCTACGACAGCGAGCGCGTGATGCGCATCATTGGCGTTGATGGCAAGCCAGACTTGATCACGATCAATGAAGCCTCCCAGGTTGGGAGAGTCTTGAACGACGTCACCGTCGGCGAGTATGACGTCAGCATGGATACGGGTCCTGGCTACGCAAGCCGGCGTATCCAAGCGGTCGATGCAATGATGCCGCTGATTGGCTCCAGCCCAGAGCTGTTCCAGGCTGCTGGCGATCTGGTATTCCGGCAGATGGATTTCCCTGGTGCTGAGATCATTGCCGACCGGCTGGCCGCGGTGAACCCGCTGGCCCAGATTGACGAGAAGTCAGATATACCGCCACAGGTCCAGATGCAGCTCGCACAAGCCAAGCAGCAAATGCAGATGATGCAGCAGCAAATGCAAGCAATGCAGCTCGAGATCAACAATCGCGGCCAGGTAGCTCAAATTAAGGAAGAAGGAGCCAATAAGCGCAAGCTCATGGAAGTCACCGCTAAGGCGCACAACACAGAAACAATGGCTGAAGTGCGGGTCAATGATCAAAACACCAGGTCAATCACAAGTCAAAACAAGACCGAGATTGATGCGCTGGTTAACCTGCTAATCCACAATATGCCGATTGACGCATTGGCACGAGAGATTGAGCGTCGCAATGCTGAACAAATGATGGTTGCAACCTATGCCGTGCAAGACGTTGACCAAGGGCAAAACCCGTTTATGCAATAGTCTTTGACACAAATGCAAAAGCGGGTTATATAAGCGCAATCGTACCGGCGCGTTTCACCGGGAAAATCCGTGGGTAACCATGTCAGAACCAAGAGAGACAACGCAAGTTGTCACAAGTGAGAATCAGGCCGAATTTTTTGCACAGAAACTGAACTTAGCTCCCGAAGGCGAGATTGAGGCTGCTGATGAAGCAGAGCCAATTGAATCCGAGGTTGAGAATGAGCCAGATGCGGAAGATGAAGCACCAACCGTAGAAAGCGAAGGGAAACCTAGCAAGCTAAAAGCGCGGTTTTCAGAGCTGACAAGGCAACGCGAGCAAGCCAGGGCAGATGCCCAGCGTGAACGTGATGCCAGGGAAGCGCTGGAAGCACGGCTAGCGGCTTTGGAGCAAGGACAGGCGCCGAGACAGGCTCCTGTTGCTGATGCCAAGCCCACGCCGGATCAATTCACCGATGCGTTTGAATACGCAGAAGCATTGGCTGAATATAGCGCGGAAAGAGCACTCAAAGAGCGAGATCGGCAGGATTCAGAAAGGCGAGCGCAAGAGCAACAGGCGAAGGTCGTACAGACTTGGACCAAACGGCTTGAGGCGGCAAAGGCTGAGATTGATGATTTTGATGAGATGGTGGCGTCAAGCGATATTGTTGTGCCGAATCACATTCGGGACGCGATATTAGAGTCAGACGTAGGACCACAAATCCTATATCACCTTGCATCAAATCAAGATCAGGCCAGAACCTTTAATGATATGTCGGCAGCGCAAGCTCTGAGGGCCATTGGCAAGCTAGAAGCAAAGTTTGAGAAATCTGAAACTGGCAAACCTGAGCGATCTGTGGTAAAAAGCAAGGCACCAGCCCCGATTAACCCCATCAAGTCAAGCAACGCAACCGCTGATAATCTTGTGAATTCCAAAGGGGAGTTTCATGGGACTTACGCAGCATGGAAAGCGGCAAGACAAGCCGGCAAGATCAGGTAAACAGATTTAATGCGTCTATGACGCGAAGGAAATAAAATGGCAAATACCTTACTTACGATTAGTAAGATCACCAATGAAGCTCTTATGGTTTTGGAGAACGAACTGACGTTCACCTCCGAGGTAAACCGTGAGTATGATGATCAATTTTCTGTAGTTGGGGCGAAAATTGGAAGTACGGTCAATGTCCGTAAACCAGCACGCTTCATTGGAACCACGGGTCCTAACCTGTCGGTTGAAGATTTTAACGAAACTTCAATCCCTGTCACGCTGACCACGCAATTCCACGTTGATACCCAATTCAGCACGGCTGACTTGGCTCTGTCGCTGGATATGTTCTCGGATCGCGTGATCAAACCTGGCGTTGCTGCTATCGCCAACAAGATCGACCGTGACGGTCTGGTGCTTGCCAAGAACAACGTGGCAAACATTGTTGGTACCGCTGGCGTTCCACCTACTTCGCTGTTGACCTACCTGACCGGCCAGGCTTATCTGGATTCAGAAGGCGCACCACGCGACGGTCGTCGTGCTTGTATCGTCGAGCCATTCACCTCGGCTACCATCGTCGATTCTTTGAAAGGGCTGTTTATGCCTAGCCAGAAGATCAGCGATCAGTACGAAAAGGGCATGATGGGTACGGACAGCGCTGGTATGCGCTGGAAGATGGATCAGAACGTTGTCTCGCAGACGTTCGGTTCCTACGCCACTGCAACCCTGTCGACCAATACCGCGACCTTCACCGGCTCGTTGACGTCAGGTTGGGCATCGTCATCGACGATCACTATTGCAGCAGCTTCGGCAGCAGCACCGATCCAGCAGGGCGACGTGATCACCATCGCTAACGTCTACGCTGTTAACCCACAGAACCGCCAGCCTTACGGCACAAACCGCCTGCGTAACTTCGTTGTTACCAGCGCTGTGACCATTAGCTCAGGTGGCTCGGCATCGGTTACGGTTTCTCCTGCAATTATCACCGCTGGCCAATTTCAAAACGTGTTTGTTTCGGCTACTAGCAGCTCTGCTGTTGTTACCCCGTTCAATAACACCGGTACCGTTAGCCCACAAAACATCATTCTCCATCGCAATGCGGAAACATTGGCTTGCGCCGATTTAGAATTGCCAATGGGGGTTGTATTTGCTGGACGTGCATCGGACAAAGAACTCGGCTTGTCCATTCGTGTTTGTAGGCAGTATACGATCAATAACGACAGTATTCCTTGCCGTCTTGATGTGCTTTACGGTTGGGCAATGTTGTATCCCGAATTGGCTTGCCGCGTCGCAGCTTAATTAACAAAGATTTAAGGAATTAATCATGGCGAATCCGGGACCCGCAACTACCGTTGCCAATCATCCACAGAACCTTGGAACCAACCAAGCTCTGCGTTTGTTGGCATCGGCTCAGTCAGTCAGCTTGGCAGTAACGGGTGACACCGTTCTGCCGATTCTCAACACGGGCAGCTACAGCGTTTCTAACGTTATCGTGACAAACGCTTCGGCAAACCTGAGTACCGCAACTGTCCCTTTTGCTGGCGTGTTTCCAGCACCTGGCGCAAGCGGCACCGCAATCGTTTCCAATGCGACATTGAATGCCTTGACCAGCTCCACGGTCGTGTCGCAGCGAACGATCAACAGCACGGCAGCTCAGACGGGTCAGGCGGTATACTTTAACGTCGGCACGGCAGCGTCTTACCCTGCCACCGTTGACGTGTTTGTCTACGGTTACGACCTCACGTTCCTGCCATAAGTTGGGCAAATAAGGGGAAAGCCGATCTCAAAAGGGTCGGCTTTTTTCTTTAATTTTGGAATAAAAAATGTCGCAGACCAATCAGGTAAACACGGTCACGTCTGAAAACGTGGTCCCAGTTGGTGCAACTTATGACGCCAGCGGAAATTTCATTACTTTGGTTGGCGCCGGTGGCCAGCCAATCAGCTCGGGCGCAGGGTCGACCGATAGTTATGTGCTGCTAAGCGCGTCAACCACGCTGCCAAACGAGCGGGTTTTGACAGCCGGCACGAATATCACACTGACCGATTCTGGTCCGGGCGGCACGGTTACCATTGCATCAACTGCTGGTGGCGTCTCAAACGTCGCAACCGGAACGGGTCTGACGGGTGGTCCGATTACGTCGACCGGCACGATTGCGCTGGCCAACACAGCGGTCACCGCTGGCAGCTACGGCACGTCGATTGGCATTCCCCAAATCACGATTGACGCTCAAGGGCGCATCACTGCTGCTAGCACGATTGCAACGACCAGCAATAGCTACCAAGGCACTTGGAATGCGTCGACGAATACGCCGACGCTAACCTCGAGCGTTGGCACGCTCGGGTATTACTACGTTGTTTCGACTGCTGGCTCGACTAACCTAAACGGCATTTCAACGTGGGCAGTCGGCGATTGGGCGGTCTACAACGGATCAGCCTGGCAGAAGGTCGCTGCAAGCGGTTCAAGCGCGTTCAGCACGCTTACCGTCACGGGTTTGACGGGTTATATGTACGCCAACGGCGCGAGCGCTGTAACGGCCGCAACGACCATTCCTAACGCTGGACTGACCAATTCATCGGTCACGATTGGATCGACCAGCGTGGCGCTCGGCGCTACGGCAGCAACGGTTGCCGGTTTGACTCTGACCAGCCCAACGCTTACGACGCCGGCTCTTGGCACTCCGGCCAGCGTCAATTTGTCTAATGCAACGAATCTGCCGCTCACGACTGGCGTCTCGGGTCAATTGCCAATTGCTAATGGCGGCACGGGTGCAACGTCGGCCATTTCAGCATTTAACGCTTTGGCTCCATCGCAGACGTCAAATTCCGGTAAATATCTGACAACAGATGGAACCAATACATCATGGGCCACCGTTTCAGGCGGCGGTGGTGGAACAGTTATATCGGTTGGAGGCACGGGAACGGTTAACGGCATCACGTTATCTGGCACAGTCACCAGCTCGGGAAATTTGACGCTTGGTGGCGCATTGACGGGCGTTAATCTTGCAAGCCAGGTTACGGGCAATCTGCCGGTGACAAACTTGGGCAGCGGAACGGGCGCATCGTCTAGCACGTTCTGGCGTGGAGATGGATCTTGGGCTACTCCTTCTGGGGGCGGCAGCGGTACCGTTACATCGGTTGGTTGGACAGGTGGCATTGTTTCAGTTGGCACGCCTTCCACAACGCCAGCGTTTACAATTGCCGGCACGTCTGGTGGCATTCCATATTTTTCTAACGGAAATGCTTGGGCATCTAGCGCTGCGCTTGCAGCAAATGCTTTGGTTGTTGGCGGGGGATCTGGTACCGCTCCCAGCACTTTAGGAAGCACTGGAACAACAACAACCGTTCTTCATGGAAACGCTTCAGGAGCGCCGACATTTGGTGCCGTTTCGTTGTCTGCCGACGTCACGGGCAATTTACCAGTCGCAAATTTGAATAATGGAACCTCTGCATCTAGCACGACATTTTGGCGTGGAGATGGCACTTGGGCAACACCGGTTGGTGGTGGTTCTGGGACGGTTATATCGGTTGGCTTGTCTGCGCCAGCCTTTTTAACGGTCAGTAGTAGCCCGGTAACAACGTCTGGCACGTTAACGCTTTCGTACTCTGGCACGGCGCTTCCGGTTGCCAATGGCGGTACAGGACTAACAGCAGGAACCTCTGGTGGTATTCCATATTATTCTGGCACTTCAGCATTAACCTCTAGTGCATTGCTTGCGGCAAATTCTTTGGTTGTCGGCGGCGGGACTGGTGCGGCACCGGCAACAGTCACAACCGGAACGGGTGTTGTCACGGCTTTGGGCGTCAATACCGGGTCTGTTGGTGCTTTTGTTGTTAACGGTGGAGCGCTCGGCACTCCATCTGGCGGTACGGTCACTAACCTGACTGGCACGGCATCAATCAACATCAACGGTACGGTCGGCGCAACAACTCCGGCAGCAGGTACGTTTACAGCCGGATCATTCTCGTCAACCGTTCACAGAGGCGCAACCAGCGGCACGATTACTCTTACGGCTCCATTGGTAGCGGGTACGCAGTCTTACACGCTGCCAACTGCATTGCCTACGGCTTCTGGTTTGGCTTTGCAATGCACAACCCTTGGAGAAATGAGTTGGGGTTCTGCCGCACCAACATCTGTTTCTGTTGACTTTCTTGTTATTGCTGGTGGTGCCGGTGGTGGTGCTTATGGCGGTGGTGGTGCAGGTGGATATTTAACAAGTTACGCTTCTGGGGGCGCTTCAACGCCTAAAGCGTCTGGCGGCGGTGCTGTTATTTCATCTCCAGTAACGGCAAATTTTGCAACTCCATATACCCTTACGGTTGGCGCTGGCGGGTCAGCATATACAAGCGGAAATAATTCTGTTTTTGCGACCGTAATAGCAACAGCGGGTGGTACTGGTGGTTCGGCTGGTGGATCTTCTGGTGGTGGGCAATCACCTTCGGGAACTCCAGCATCACCAACAGCGTCTCCTGTGCAGGGATACATTGGTGGAACGGGTGGCACGTCTCCCTATCAAGGCGGCGGCGGTGGTGGCGCAGGGGCTGCTGGCGGCGTTTGGTCTGGTGGAATTGGCGGGGCTGGTGGGCAGGGCGTATGGTCTGACATAACAACGCAAAACGGAACCCAAACACAAAGAGGCGGCGGTGGCTCTGGGGCTGGTTTGTCCGGTAGTGCTGTTGCAGGTGGCGCGGGTGGCGGTGGTCAGGGCGGCAATGCAAGCTCAGGCAACGGCGTAACAAATACTGGCGGCGGCGGCGGTTCTGGCTCAGGAAGCGGACCCGGAAATGGTGGATCAGGAATTATTGTTTTGAGCATTCCGTCTACAAGCACTGCAACATTTTCTGGCGGTGTGACTCAAACATCAACAACTGTTGGGTCCAATAAGATTTATACCATCACAGCGACCTCAACAACGTCTGAAACCGTGACGTTTAGTTAAGGAATAGAAATGGCACATTTTGCAAAACTTGACGCTAAAAACGAAGTTATTTTTGTGACTGTTGGCAGAGATGACGAAACAGAAGGCGAATTGACATTCCGTACCGGCGCTATTTACAAGCAAACCAGTTACAACACTCGCGGCGGCGTTCATTTGCTTGGCGGTACTCCACTTCGCAAAAACTATGCGGCTGTTGGCTACGCTTACGACGCTCAACGTGATGCTTTCATTCCACCGCAGCCTTTCCCAAGCTGGACGCTAAACGAAACCACTTGCTTGTGGGATGCGCCTGTCGCCTATCCAACAAACGGCGAGCGGTATCAATGGGACGAAGAAACAACTTCTTGGGTGTTGATCAATGTATAATTCACCATTCACGCCGTTTGGCCCGACCTATCTTGTTGGCACGTCTCCGGTGCAGGTCTCGACCAACAACAACGACAACCCAACGAGCTATAGGGTTCGCAATACCAGCGCTTCAGCGCAGTATCTAACTTGGTATGCACCGTCTCCTGGCAATCCAACGCCAACAATCACGGTAGCAGCTCCGACAGCCGGAAGCCCTAAAAAACAGACGCTTGGTTTCTTGCCTAGCTCGGTCGAGGTATTTGGCGGCATTCCTGCAAATGCTTGGTTCCAGGCTGACGCTGCTGGCGCTTTTGAAATTACCCCAGGCGAAGGACTCTAATGGCTCTCAGGGCAATTGCTGGTGGTGGTGGCGGTGGCGGTAGCGGCACGGTCACGACCGTCAGCGTTGCTTCTGCCAATGGTCTTGCTGGCACGGTTGCAAATGCAACGACTTCACCGTCTATTACGCTCAGCACGACCGTCACAGGCGTTCTGAAGGGCAATGGCACAACCGTCAGCGCTGCCGTGGCGAATACGGACTACCTAACTCCACCGAGCGGCACGGCGCTTCAAAAAGCCGGTTCTGGTGGCGCTCTGGCAAATGCGGCGGCGGGTACGGATTACCAAGCTCCGATCAGCCTGACAACAACTGGCACTAGTGGTGCAGCGACGTTTGCATCCAATGTGCTTAACATTCCAAATTACGCTGCCGGCGCCGGTACTGGCACGGTCACCAGCGCTTCGGTTGTTAGCGCAAATGGGTTTGCGGGTACGGTTGCATCGGCCACTACGACGCCAGCAATCACGCTGACTACCAGCATCACCGGAATGCTTAAAGGCAGCGGTGGAGCGCTTGCGGCAGCAACTGCAAATACGGACTTTCAATCGCCGATCTCGCTGACTACAGTCGGGTCAACCGGCGCGGCGACGTTTGCATCAAACGTCTTAAATATCCCAAACTACTCAGCGGCTGGTACGGTCACTAGTGTAGCGACAGGCACCGGACTGACGGGCGGCACAATTATCAGTAGCGGCACAATTTCAATTGATTCAACGGTTGTCACGGTTGACGGCACGCAGACATTAACCAACAAAACCATATCAAATTTGGCAAGCGCATCAACGGTGCTTGATAGCGGCGGCAACAATTTTCAGTTTGGCTTCCGCACAATGCCGAAGTCGACAAATTCTAGCGGCACGTTGATTTTGTCTGACAGTGCCAAACACTACTACATCACCAGCGGAATCATTGTGCCGCTCAACGCATCGGTAGGGTTTGACGTTGGGACAGTGATCAGCATTGTCAGCAATAATACTGCTTTGACGATCACTCCTGAGTCTGGCGTTACGCTACAGCTCGCCAACAGTGCATCTGCTGGCACTCGGTCATTGGCCAGCAATGGTATTGCAACGCTGCTGAAAGTCGCTGTGAACACTTGGTACATTTCTGGGACTGGCGTCACATGAGTGGTTTCTTGGGAATGATGTTTCCCGGAAGCAGTGCAATCACGCCATCGGTTTTCATTGCTTACGGTGGCGCAACACCGCTCAAAAGAATCTCTGTCTATGGATGGGATACAACCACTGGATTCGGGTCAATCTATACCGCTCCGGCCATTCCCAACGCAATCAGTCAGGTTTCCTTTGTTCGCAATAACTCAAATTTATCAGCGTCATTTACTTCGGCTCCTTATTTCAGCGTCTGGCAATGGTCTGGTGTTGGTTTTGGGACGCAATATTCCAATCCTGGCAGTGCTTTAAGCCCAGGCGGTGGCGGTCCAGCAGGTTTTACTTGGACGGACAGTATTGATGCAATCTTGACGTCCAATGCGACGGCACAATCCTTTCCGCAAGCATGGGCGTGGAATCAGTCAACGGGATTTGGATCTAAATATTCCAATGGTCCAGCGCTTAATTCCGCTGGTACATCGACTGGCATCACGTTAAACGGCACCAATACTCAAGTGGCATTTAGCCAAGGAACCACGCCGGTTATCTCGTTGTTTCCGTGGTCATCTGCCACTGGGTTTGGCACCAAATACGCAAACCCTGCAACGCTTCCACCCTTTGGCAACAATTCGGGAAGCATATCCTTTAACCAAACAACCAATGATCTTGCAGTTGGAAGCACTTCAAGCCCGTTTGTAGCGTCTTATGCAGTGTCACCGTCTGGTTTTGGCGTAAAATATGCCAATCCATCCACTTTTATTGGTGGAACGGTTTATTCGGTTCGATTTGCACCAAGTGGCGCAGCAATTTCCATTGGAACCACTTATACTCCGGGTGTTAAAGTTTATGCTTGGGGTGCTGGTTTTGGTTCTCAGTATGCAAGCCCGTTGTTTAACGCAACTGGACAATCTACTGACTGGTCGAGCACTACATCGGCAATCGCTGGAGCGCAAACGGTTGCATCTCCGTACACTACAGTTTGGCGTTGGACTCCAAGCGGCTTTGGCTCAGCATATTCTAGTCCGGCAACGGCACCAGGCGTTCCAAGCTGTGTATCATTTAGCAATCAAACAAGGTAAATCATGATCACCGACCAAGAAAAGCAAGCTGGCCTAGTCATGAATGCGTTCCATCGTGAAATGGAAATCTACGGCTACCAGCTCAACATTGACAACTATGCTGCGATGCTTGAGGCGCTTCCGGCTGGCGATTGGCCGGCAGATCTTGAGGCATTCAAAACGGTCAAAACCGAGGATTTGCCGCATGAGCTGAGCGACGATCAAGTGGCAACGATTGGTGATTTTCAATACCGCGATCGTTTGCGCGTTCTGGTCCGCACCGAGAAAGCTGAGCAGAACAAGTCAATCCGCATCCGTGACGTGCTGAAAGCTCAGGTCGGCAGCAATTACGATGCACTGGTCGCAGCTTACAAGATCAGCCAGGCGTAAATCATGGCCGTCAAACTATCCCCGTTAGCTGGTGCCGGTTGGCAGTTTTTCGACAATCTCGGAATTCCGCTGGCCGGTGGACTGCTGTACACGTACACCGCAGGAACGACGACGCCACAAGCGACGTATACCAGCGCAGCGGGAACCATTGCCAATGCCAACCCGATTGTGCTGGACAGCGCAGGGCGCACCGCCAATCAGACGTGGTTGACCGTTGGGGTTGCTTATAAACTGGTGCTTCAGACTGCTGCCGCGGTCACTATCGGCACTTACGACAACATCTCCGGCATCAACGATGTGACGGGCATCACAAGCGGCACGTCAATTCTGCGTGGCGATGGAGCTGGTGGCATCGGCAACGTAACGGTTGGCTCGGGGTTGAGTTTCCTTGCCGGCACGTTGTCGGCCACAGGGCAATCGTTGCCGGTGAGCGGCGGCGGTTACCTGTACCGCGATTCAATCGCGTCGGCTTTAAATTACGACGCTATTATCAAGCGTGCAGCGCTGCCGGTTGCCACGACTGCGCAGATTGGTGCGTTGCGTCCTGACGGCACAACAATCACTATTGGCGGGGCAAACAACGAGATTATTAGCGCTGTTGGATCGACTCCAACGGTTAACACAGGCGTCTTGCAATTCAGCTTGTATTACAAGGTCACCAGCGGATCAGATACGTTTACCGTGCCTGCTGGCGTCACCAGGTTACGAGCCACGATTGGCAGCGGCGTTTATTCAAACGGCACGACCGTAATTTATACGGTTGCGGCTGGATTTATCACGGTAACGCCGGCTCAAACGATTGCGGTTACCGTTGCATCTGGTGGCGGCAATACATCGCTCGGTGCTTTTCTCACAGCTCAAGGTCCGGGCACCAGCAGCACGCCAGGGCCGGCAGGCGGCACAGCGTTGAACTCAACATTCTCAATTGGGTCAGCCAATTACATCGGCAAGACCTTTGACGGGACGCTGGCCAACGAGTGCCGAGGAACAACCAACATTGTCCCGGTGCAGGCGTTGTTTGACGGGGCGTCTCCCCCGACGTTGAACGGCTACGTAATCATTGAGTATTGATCATGACTGCGCCAATCGAAATCATTTCGCGGTCTCTGAAAGACATTGGGGCGCTTGAGGCTGGCGAGACACCGACGTCTGACGCAGCTCAAGATGCGTTCGATATGCTAAACGACATTCTGGATCAATGGTCCAACGAACGGATGATGATCAGCTACCAGACTGAGATCATTTTCCCAACAGCGACCAATCAGGTGCAGTACACGATTGGACCAGGCGGTCAGGTCGGCGCAGTGTTTACCGGCTCCATCTCCGGCACAACGCTAACGGTCACGGCGTTGACCAGCGGATCGGTGCAGCTCGGGCAGACGCTGGTTGGCTCTGGGATTGCGTCTGGCACAACCATTGTGCAATTCAACACGGGCGCCGGTGGCAACGTCAACGAGCTTGGTACGTACACCGTCAGTACAAGCCAGACGGTAGCCAGCACGACGATTACTGCTAGCTATCAGCGTCCAGTCAGCATCAACAGCGCATTCGTTCGCGTGATCAACCAGTCGGGCGGCGGCGGTCAATCGCAGAACTCTTTGGATTATCCGGTGGCGTGCATTGGGTTGGATCAGTACGAGCTGATTGGACTCAAGAGTCTTAACGGACCCTGGCCGAAGGCGCTCTATTATCAACCAGCGGAGCTTCTCGGAACCATCTATCTATGGCCGGCTCCGGCGCAGGGTGAGATGCACGTTTTTGCCGACACAATGTTCCGGCGTTACGGTAACTTGTACGAGTCTATAGCGCTGCCACAGGGCTATCTGATGGCTCTACGCTGGTGCTTGGCTGAGCGTCTATGCCCAATGTACGGCAAGGGTTCAACGACTCAACTGGCGATGATTAACGCCTATGCAGCACAAGCCAAGGCAACGCTCAAGCGCACCAATATGCGTCCAAGCATGGTTGCTCAATTCCCTGACGTGTTGTTCAGCGGTAAAGCCAAGGACGCGAGCTGGATCTTGACCGGCGGGTTTGTGTAATGGCTGACTTTGGGTTTGTTGGGGCGTCTTACGAAGCTCCGACCATCTATCAGGATGCGCAAGAGTGCATCAATTGGTATCCAGAAATCGACCCAGTAAAACCAGAAGGCGCTCGAGGCGTTATAGCGCTGTTGCCGACTCCGGGTTATCGCACCATTGTCACGCTGCCAAACGGTCCCGTGCGCGGAATGCGAGCGATCAACCCGTTCAACCAAATGGTTGCGGTTGCAGCAAACAAGCTATACGTCATTCTTGCAGACTGGTCATATACCGAGGTAGGCACGCTTATAACTTTGTCTGGACCCGTCAGCATCACCGAGACTCAAACGACCGACGACGGCGCTGCCAACGGCGTTGTGGCTTACATCGCTGATGGGTCTGCGCGGTATATCTACAATCTGACAACCAGCACGTTTACCCAACTGTCTAGCGATGGTCCATGGGCTGATGCAACGGTTTGTGACTACGCCAACGGCTACGTTGCTTACAACAAGCCCAACAGTCAGTTATTCACGGTAACCGATCCTGGCTCGGCTTATACGACTAGCACGCTATACGGGCGCAAGGATGGCGGGTCGGACAATCTTGTCTCGTTGTTCTTCGATCACCAGCAGTTATTCCTGTTTGGCGAGTATACGACCGAGGTCTGGGTTGAGTCACCGCCACCAGATCCGACAATTGCCACTTTCCCGTTTACGCCAATCAGCGGTACGTTCATTCAGCACGGCATCAACGCACCGTTTAGCGTAGCTCGATGGGCTGAGACGTTCATGTTTGTCACGCGGGATCTACTTGGGCACGCGACGATAGGCACGGTCAATGGTTACCAGTTTGTCCGGCTGAGTACGCACGCCGTCGAGAATTCGCTGATTGGCTTTGACGTTTCTGACGCGATTGCCTACTCAATGCAGATCACGGGACACGAGTGGTACATTGTCACTTTCCCCCAGGCCAATCTAACCTGGGTCTACGATTCCACGACTAAGCTCTGGTTCAAGTGGATGAGCCTGGACCCGTTGAATAACTTCCAGCGCAATCGCGGAAACTGTGCCACCTTTTTCAATACCTACAATCTGGTTGGCGATTACCAGAACGGCAAAATCTACATTGTAGATACCGAAGTTTACACCGAGGGCGGCAATCCGATCAGACGATTGCGCCGGACTCCTCATATTGTTTCTGACTTTCAGAGACAGTATTTTGAGGAGCTGCAAATCCAATTCCAGCCTGGCGTTGGTCTAAGCACCGGACAAGGGCAAGACCCACAGGCAATGCTGCGCTGGTCAAACGACGGTGGCTCTACCTACTCAAACGAGCATTGGACAACCATCGGCAAGATTGGCAAGTATCAAAATCGAGCAATCTGGCGTCGGCTTGGCATGGCCAGAGATCGTGTTTGGGAAGTGTCGATTAGCGATCCCGTCAAGGCGGCAATCGTCTCTGCCAATCTCAAAGCCAGCGTTGGTGAGAACTGATGGCAACGTCATATCTACGCTATCCACAATCGCCATTCCTAGATCCAGTCACCAAAAGACCGGCTCGAGAATGGTTGATCTGGTTGCAAAACCCTAACGTCTCAACGATCACGGTCGGCGTTGGTCTGGTTAACTCTGTCAATGGCGGCACCACGGGGCTGACTCCGGCAGCGGCAACGTCTGGCGCGGTTACATTGGGCGGCAAGCTGAATGTGGCGTCTGGTGGCACGGGCGCTAATACGCTGACCGGCTATGTGAAAGGCGCCGGCACAACACCGCTCACGGCAAGCGCGACGGTGCCAATTGCCGACGTCTCTGGTGCTGGCACACTGGCCATACAGAATGCCAGCGGCGTTGCAATCACGGGTGGATCAATTGCTGGCACGTCAGTTAGTGCAACCACGCTCACGACGTCCAGCACCGTGACGGTTAACAATTTGGCAGCAACCGGGACTCACACAGTCATTGCAAAATGGCTTCCGGTTGTGGCTGACGGTACAACGTATTATTTGCCGCTGTATACTTAATGAAAGTTGATGATTTTGTGAAAGGGATTGCTGGCCGATTTGATGCCGATCCACAAGTGGAGCATCATTTCTCAGGCGGCATCTATGCAAAACAGATGTTTATTCCGAAGGGATACGTTGCTGCGACCCACAAGCACGTTTATTCCCATTTGAGTATACTGGCATCGGGTCAAGTCATTGTTTCGACTGATGATTCTGTCGAAAGTTACAACGCTCCAGCGTGCATTGAGATCAAAGCCGGCACGCACCACAAAATTGAAGCGTTGCAGGATTGCGTATGGTTTTGCATCCATGCAACAGACGAAACAGACGAGAACGAAATTGATGCTGTGTTAATCAGCAAAGGAATTTAATCATGCCACTCGCTGCTTTAGCCACCATTGGCGGTGCAATAATTGGAGCGGATGCGTCGAGAAGCGCGTCGAACAGACAGGTTGACGCATCTAACCGAGCGTTAGAGCTACAGCGTGAACAATTTAACCTAATCAATCAGCAACAAGCTCCGTATCGCGGAATTGGTTACACGTCGCTGAGTCAGATCGGCGGGATGCTTGGCGGTCAGACGCCAATGTTTGATGCGCAAGGCAAGCCGATACTGGATGAAGCCGGTATGCCGAAGATGCAGACTGGCACCGGGTATTTGACCAAACAGTTTGGACCCGAAGATTTAAAAACAAATCTGTCTCCTAGCTATGAGTTTATGCTCAAAGAAGGACAAAGGGCGGCACGGCAACGCTTAAATGCCGGCGGCAGCGGTGGCAGCGACATTGACCGTGGAATCACTCGGTTTGCCGAAGATTACGCAAGCACAAATTACCAAACAGCGCTTAGTAATTTTTTGAATCAGCGCAAAGACATTTACAACACGTTGGCCGGAATTGCTGGAATTGGTCAAACAGGGCAAACCGCGACCAACACTGCGGCGTCTAACTACGGCACCAATGCGTCTAACTTATTAACAGGCATCGGTAACGCTCAAGCCGGTGGGATTGTAGGAGCGGCAAATATGTTCACTAATGCGGCTGGCAATTACGCAGCGCGTGACTTTATCAGCGGGTTGCGGCAACCGGCAACGATTGAAAATCGAACTGCTTCGGATGCGATTCCTGGAGCCGGGGCAACAAAAACAACAATGTTTGGCGATTTCAACTACAGGGCAGCGTAAATCATGCCGGTCGATCCAAATATTGCGATGGGCGTCAAGCCAATTGACTTTCTAGGTCCTGCTGGAAATTATTTAAACCTGGCTCGGGGCGTGCAAGCGCTTGAGCAAGAACAGGCGATGAACCCAATCCAGCAGGAAAAAGCTCGGATTGAGTTGGGTATTGCGCAGGCAACAAAAGACGCTGAAATTGCTCGGCAGAAAGGGTTGAGTAGTCAAACGGTTACCGGGGCCGAGGTTGCCAAATTTAATCAAGCCGGCAACACACAAGAGCGATTGCAACAGGCTTTTGCGCCACTTTTTCAATTGCAATCTTTTCAAAACGTCACAAACGATCCTCGAGCGGCGTTCAAAGACGTGATGGCAGCTAAACGGCAAGCAATTGCTGCTGGTGTACCAGAAGATTCGGCAGAATTGTTTGCGGCTTCTCTGTATTCAAGAATTGAAGAATCGCTGAACAAAAAAGACCAGACACCAGTTAACGAATGGGCGTTTCGCAATTTGTTTTCGAGAGGGACTGCCGCAGAGCAGCGACAAGCATTTGCACCAACCGGCGTTCCATCTGTTAGCGCTGGTGGCGTTCCGGGTTATCCCGTTGCAGAACCTGGCGGGAATCGGTTCCAGCCATTTCAAGTTGGTCCGCGTCCAACAACTCCCGCTGAAGGCGCTCCGTTGTCTGAAGGCGTTACAACTGGCGCAATTCAAACGCCAAAAACCATCATACAAAGAACGCAAGTCGGTGAGTCTGCTTTGACTCCTCCTGTTACACCGGGGCTGGCTGCGATTTCTACTCCGATGCAACCAGCAGCACCGGCGCAGCCACAAGGCGTTACTGCTACTCAAATGTCGCTGCGTTATCCCGTGCGACAACCAGGGCAACCATTCTTGCCGGTTCAAGGCGAAGAAGCAGACCGAGCTGCTGGTCAAAAATACGTTGGTGATCTGGTATCAATGCAACCGGCAATGACTTCAGCTCGGCGCAGCATTGAGGAGGTCATTGACAAAGCCAACAAGATCCAACAGCAATCGTATTTCCAAGCCGGCGCTGCCGGTTCAATGGAACGTAACGTGCGCGGATTCTTTGGCAGCGAGGATTACAAGCAACTGTCAAAAGATCTGGCGAACGTCCAGATTGGGATGATCCAATCCAAGGGTGGCTCGCTAGATACCGTTTCTGGCCAGGCTCTTGCCAGGCACGCCAACGGTGACGAGACTTATCCTCCGAATGTGCTCAAGTCTATTGCCAGACGCTCCTACGCTGACGTGCTGGCTACCGAGCTTGAGGGCCGAGCGGCAGCAAACTTTGCACAGAACTTTGGCGATGCTAACCACAACGCATTCAAGCAAACGTGGTCCAAGAATGCTGACTCTCGCATTTTTGAGATTATGGCTTTGCCCAAACTGATTCCCGACAAGGCTGAGCGAATCAAGGTGGCAAACGAGATCTTAAAAAATGCCACGCCGAAAGAGCGCGAGGAATTCAACCGCAAATATCAAAACATCCTGCGTCTTGAGCAAACTGGATCGCTGTAATGGATGAAGTCTCAGAACTGATTCTTGGGAAGCCATCCAAGACCGTTGTAACCGGCGCTCACATGGATGCGTTGCGCGAAATTGAGAGCAGCAACAACCCGAAGGCGGTAAACAAAGACACTGGCGCGATGGGCGCGTATCAGTTTATGCCTAGCACCGTTGCATCTTACGCTGCCAAAGGCATCAAGTTTGACCCATTCAACGAACCACAATCTCGAGAGGTTGCTCGGCAACACTTGCAAGACTTTGTTGACAAGAACGGAGGCGATCTTAACAAGGGTCTAGCTGCGTATGGCGGTTATATCACCAAAGACCCGACCAATTACATCAACAAATTCAATGCTGCGTTAGCTCGGCAAGCGAAGGCGCCAACTGATGAGATCAGCGCACTGATTCTCGGCACAGAGAAAGCCGAAGAGCCAGTCAAGGCGACACCGAGGCCGTCATCGTTTAGCTCTTCGGGCGTGCCCGAGGGCGATCTGGTGCGCAAAATCATGCGCGAACGGTTGGCACCAAAACCGACACCATCACCGGCTCCCGCTGCCCCGACGCCAGCGGCAGCGCTTCCTGTTGCTTCTCCTGATCAAATTCCTGAATCAGTAAAGCAGCCGCCAATTGCTCAAGATCCATCTTTTTTTGAAAGAGTGATTGCTGCTCCAGAAACGGCGGCAAGAATGATTTATGGTGCAGGAACAGCGCTAATTGGTGCTCCGATTGCCGTAGGGAAAGAAATATTAACTGGGACTCCTAAAGAAGAAACAGCTCGACAAATTATGGAATTGGGAAGCGACGTCCCAATGAGTCCTGGGGCACGCGCTAACCTTGAGTCATTTGGCACTTTGACGTCCGGACTTCCTGCGTTTGCTCCTGCAATCGGGAAAGCTGGACAAATCTCTCAAGGAGTTAAATCGGCCAGTGCAAGAAGCGCATTAACAGTCGAGCAAGCGTTGCGCGATCAATTTGCGGCCAAGCCAGCAGCTCCCCGGGTTGAGCCCGGCATTGGCGCTCCTGTTGCAGCAGCACCGGCACCAGGCCAGCCAAAGCCACGGGTGACTATGGCCGAGCTTCAAGCTCAAATTGCAGAGCAAAAAGCAGCCAAGGAACAGGCATTTACCGATCTTGCTAACGCTCCAAGTCTAAGAGAAGTCCAAGCGCGGGCGGTGGCAGCAGCTCAAGCACAACCGGCAGGCGCAACAGCAACGCCAGGCAGCGTTGGTGCAGCAGCGGTCGATACTCCTCGGGCTCGAGCAGAGAAAGCGGCAAACCTGCCGGTGCCGATCACAATTGATCGTGCTCAAGCGACGCGCAACCCGACCGACGTTAAGTTTGCGGGTGTTGCTGCCAAGACTCCTCACTTGGCTGAGCAAGTGTTTGAGCACTATGCCGATCAAAACGCCAAGGTTCAGCAGAATATGCAAGCTGGAATCGAGGCGACTGGCACGCAATCTCAGGGCGTTTCACCGACCGATTTTGGTCAGCGCGTCAAGACCTACGTGCAGGGCATCAAAGATGCTCGCATGGCCGACATTCGCAATCAGTACGCAGCGGCAGAAGCGGCGGGTGAGCTGGCACAACCAGTTTCCTATCAGCCGGTGCTTGATCTTATTGCTAAAGAAACTGGTGGACGTCCAACAGTCGCGTCGTTGAACCCGCTCTATAAAATCTTGGAGGAAGAGTTTGCGGTCAACGATCCAAGTGGATCGCGCACGATTGGCGTGCGGCAGCTTGAGGACGTGCGGCAACTGATCAATGATCAAACCGATTGGACGGACAAACGTCAAAAGGCTTTGTCAACCAAAGTTAAGCGTTTGATTGATGGCATTACTGAGAACGCTGGCGGCGACATTTACAAACAAGCCAGACGTCAGCGAGCACAATGGTCTAACGACTTTGAGAATCAAAGCACGGTCAGGTCAATCAACGAAGTTAAGAAAGGCACAACCGACCAAGCTGTTCCTACAGAAAAAATCTTTGATCAGATTTTTCTTGGAAAGTCTGGCGATCAGGTCCGCAGGGTTTTTGATCTGCTAGACAATTCTGGACCAGAAGGTCAGCAGTTGGTGAAAGACATTAAGGGTCGATTTGGCGAGCATATCTTGGAAAACACAACCAAGAACGTGCAGCTTGACACCAAGGGCAGACCCTACGTGTCCACGCCAGAAATGAATAAGCTGGTCACCAATTTAGACAAGAGCGGAAAGTTGGAGCTGGTGTTTGGTCCTGAATGGGCTAACCATTACCGCACGCTCAACGAAGTGGTCAAAGAGATTCAGACCAAACCTCGGGAAGTGTTGAGCACTTCGGGAAGCGGTGAGACAATTCTGGGGGCGCTGGCGGGAGTTGGTGGCGAGGTTCTTGGTCAGACTCTTGCAGAACAACCAGGTCTTGGCGTGCCAATGTATGTTGGTCAAAGACTTCTGAAAGCCGGCATGGAAAAACGTAAAATATCGCGTGACCAAACCAAACTGCAAGAGTTTTTGAATTACAAACCGTGAGTTGATCATGTCAGATATTGATCCCGTCAAATATGGTCAGCTAATCGCCAAGGTCGATCTGCTGGAAAGGCAAGTGGCAGATATGCAAGCCGACATCAAGAAATTATTGGAGCTGGCTAATCAAAGCAAGGGCGGGTTTTGGTTCGGCATGGCAATCATCAGCGGAGCCAGTACAGCGCTCGGCTGGATCGTCAGTCATTGGTCCAAATGATCGGCATCGATGCGATCCTCGGGCTTGGTGGTGAAATCATCAAGCGGGTCTGGCCAGATCCAGCACAACAGGCCAGCGCTCAGCTTGAGCTGCTAAAGCTTCAGCAATCAGGCGAGCTTGCCAAGATCGTCGGCCAGCTCGAGATCAACAAGACCGAAGCGGCATCGGGCAGCTTGTTTGTTGCCGGCTGGCGTCCGGCGATTGGATGGGTCTGCGCCACGGCGCTTGCGTATCAGTACGTTCTGCGACCGATTGGCTCTTACGTTGCAAGACTGAACGGCATTGAAGTTGGCGATATGCCGACGTTAGACGCGAGCTTGTGGGAGCTGATGTTCGGTATGCTTGGGCTTGGCGGTCTGCGGACCTTTGAGAAAGTTCAGGGCGTTGCATCTAAATGAAAGACAACTTCGAAGACGCGCTGCGTCTGACGCTTGGGTTTGAAGGTGGCTACTGCAACCATCCAAGCGATCCCGGTGGAATGACAAACCACGGCGTCACTAAACGCACCTGGGAAGATTGGACAGGGGAAAGTGTCGACGAGCAATGTATGCGCGATCTATCCGTCTCTGACGTGGTGCCGCTCTATCGTGGGCGCTTTTGGAATAAGGTCTGGGGCGATGATCTGCCGGCGGGTCTGGATTACTGCGTCTTTGATGCAGCAGTAAACAGCGGACCCAAGCAAGCGATTGTATTCTTGCAGCGCATCCTGGGCGTTGATGATGATGGTGTCATCGGACCCGTTACGATGGCCGCGGTCAAGCGCGAGAAACCATCAGATTTGATTGAAGATTACTGCGATCTCAGACTGAGATTTCTTGAAAAATTGAAGGCTTATCCGGTCTTCGGCAAGGGTTGGACCCGTCGAGTTAACGCTGTCGAAGACTACGCGAAAAAAAATATATAAAACAAGCGTTTGGCACTAGACAGCGTAATCTTGGCGTGGTATTTAGCACCAACGCAACAAATGGTGCTAAAAAATGAAGGGAAAGCAAAAGGTTACCGATGAAGATTTTCTCGGAGCCTGGACCCGATTAAAGAGCGCATCTAAAGTCGCTCAGTTTTTTGGCTTCACCGAAAGATGGGCGCATCAAAATCGACGGCGATTAGAAGCCAAGCTCAAGATTCAACTTGAAGCAACAGCACCAAGCGCTAAAGCGTTTGAGCATCTTCAAACGCATCATCTGACAAAAGCTCGGCACCAGGCCGGCATCACCGATGGAGTGGTGATCGTATTCAGCGATGCACACTTCTGGCCAGGACTGCGTACCACCGCGTTTAAAGGATTGCTGTGGGCAATCAGCCAACTCAAGCCCTACGCTGTGATCAACAACGGCGATGCCTTTGACGGGGCCTCAATCAGCCGGTTTCCGCGCATTGGCTGGACGCAACAGCCAAGCGTCAAGGAGGAGCTAAATGCTTGCCAAGTGGCTCTGGCAGAGATTGAGGCGGTTGCCAAAGCAGCACGCCACAACGTCCAGCTTATTTGGCCACTAGGCAACCATGACTCTCGATTTGAGAATTTTTTAGCAGCGAACACACCAGGCTATGAGGGTGTTGCCGGCTTCTCATTGAAAGACCATTTCCCAGCGTGGCATCCGTGCTGGAGCTGTTGGCTGACAGATGAAGTGGTGGTCAAGCACCGTTACAAAAACGGCATTCACGCTACGCACACAAACACGATGGGCAGCGGCATCAGCATCGTTACTGGCCACCTGCATTCGTTGAAATGCACGCCGTACAGTGATTACCGTGGAAACCGTTATGGCGTTGACACTGGGACGTTGGCAGACATTGATGGCAAGCAGTTCAACGACTACCTTGAGGACAATCCGGTTAACTGGCGTTCCGGTTTTTCCGTGCTCACATTCCGAGATTCCCGGCTCTTGTTTCCTGAATTAGCGATCAAACACGCCGAGGGAATGCTGGACTTCCGCGGCCAGATTATCGACGTGTCTGCGCTCTAAATTCCAAACGAATCGTCTTTGACGGACCATTGCCGGACAAAGAAATATTCCCCGTATTGGTCTCGCAGCTCCGGCGGGTAACCGCGGTCATCTAACCAGTGCAGCATATTGTCGTGCAGCTCGGTATCCCAGACCTTGGGAAACCCGTAGCGCCATCCTTCTGGTGGATCAACCCAGACTTTCATTGCTGTTTCTCCTTGGACAGTTTCGTCCCTGATTGCAATTGCCGTGGCAGGGTGGACATTGTTTCATTCTTGCTCCTCATTCGTTTGATCATCTTGTGTACGTTCTGGGGGCTACAGCCCAGAACCCGTGCTATTTCATTCATGGACGGCAACCGGCCTAGTGACTTCTCCAGACCACCGATTGCGTCCAATAATCGGATCTGAGCCATACTCATGCGGCTGCTTTCATCAGCGCATCAAGTGCGCCGATTCGTGCCGAGAATGTCTGAAGAAACCTCGCACGCTCTACTATCGACAGTCGGGCAATCTCAGCGTCATTTGATGTACGCAGCAACTTCAGCTTGGAGATGCGATCTGCCGGCGGCACTTTGCCGGCTTTCATCACGGCGTCAGCCAGCGCATTGAACTCCACAACCCATGCGGCTTCATCAGCAGACATTGAGCGTGGCTTGGCTTCGTTAGGGACGCGCAACGCCCAAGTGCCACCAGCGCCATCCTCAAACTCAATCACGTCTGGCGGCGGCTCAGAGGGCTTTGGCAGCGCTTTGGGTGCTACCGAATCCAGAGGGTTTGCAGGCTTGCCTTCTGGCTTGTCTTGTCTGCGATCTGCGTTGTCACCGGCGTCAATTGAGTCATGCTCGGTGATCTCAAGAGCCATTAGCCAAAGGTAGCGCCTGAAGTACGTGTGCTTCCCACCCATGTCTTGAATCGACTCTGGTTTTTGCGTCCCGTCTTTTTCGACTTTGGTCGCAGAGACGACAGGGCTTGAGAACACAATCGAGCCACTACCATCGGTGTCGTGGATCGTCAGCGTTGCGTTTGAATGCTCAAAGGTAAAAACACCGCACAATCCAAGCTCGTCGAATATCTTGTGGATCGCAGGGATAAAGTCTCCCAGCTCAAAATAGTGATAGCCAGCAAACTTGTTGTGGCCAGACTTTTTCATTTCTGCCGACAGCAGCTTTAACCTGGCTTGGGTCAGTTTTTTGTAGACGTTCATTTCTTCACCTTTACGGTCACAGAATCTTGACGGATGGAATACGCTGGTTTAGCGGGTACAGTCTTTGCAGGTTGCGCTTGGTAGTTACGGATCGGCCAGGAAATTAAAAACTCCTCGGCGTGCGCTTTGGTTGCGTTGCCAAGCATTTCCTTAAGTTCTTTCTCGCTGTCGGCGATTGTGGTTTCAAGCGTTTTGATTTCCTGCTTGGCTTTGACAATCCGCTCGGCCAGCGTTGCTCCCCAATCGCCCAGATCAACAGAGTCAAGGTTTGGATCGCCAGGCCATTTCTGGCCGTACTCCTCGGGAGTGGCCGGGTCGTACCATTCAACCTCGCCGGTTTCGGACCAATGCGTGATTTTTGATTCCAGTTCAAACGCTTTCTTGCGGATCAGCGCTTGCGTTTCCTCATGGGGCGCAAACAAAAAGATCCGCAGCTCGATGCCTTGATAAAGCACGCAAACAGCTCCCCATTTGGCGCCGGTAATGTCCATCTGCGCTTGGAGCTGGAGCGGTCCCCGGCTCAGCGCTGGATAGTCTTCGGGATAGTTTGAGGTCAGCTTGGCTTCGAGCACGCCAACACCGTCAAGCGTGATTGATTCGGCGCCGACAACGTATACGCCGGCATCGGGATTGTCTTTGACAACCAGGCCATTACCGTCACCGTTCCCGTCAAGGGAACAAGCAATTGGCGCGTCCGGGTGAAAGTACGCTTTCGGATGGTCAAGCACTACGTTGGACAATCCCAAACGTCCCGACGCTTCAAGCAGGATCGGGATCTCCAGCATATTGCCCCAGTGCATTGCTTCGTTGGCTTCAAACGGCGTTTCTACGTCCTGTAGCGCGTTCAAAACGCTCTCCAGTACCTTATTAGGCGTCTCGTACTTTGAGTGGCCCAGAAGGGCAGGGACGCGGGATGCTGACAGCATCGTGTTGGGGGTTACTTTGCCGACCATTACAGACCTCCAGAAAGTGCAAGAAACAAGCAGATTGCGGACATGGCGCCAACGGCAAGAGATGCCAGCGCGATAGTTAAGTTGGAATCGTGGTCTTCAGGTCTCATTGCTTGGCTCCTCGGGGGTTGGTTCGACTGATTTGATGGTGACAAAATTTTCATCGTCGTAGCGGTCGAATCGCATTTCGCTGGAAAATTCTTCGTAAACCTCACGGTGTACGTGAGCGAGGATGATTTCCTCAATTTCTTTTTTGGTGAATATGATTTTCATTTGGACTCCTTGGTTGGGGGCCGAAGCCCCCGATTGATTTACTTGGTTTCAACAATGAAACCATCTGCTTCAAGGGCTTCCGTGAAGTCTGGCGCTGCAGACTTACGAATGTTGACCGAGACACCACCCCAAATCCGCGCTTTTGCTGCAGGAGTGTTAGCGACAAACACCACGTTGGTGTCGTTGAAGGAGAAGGGGAGAATCTGAAAGTCAGCCATTTTGGGCCTCCGGTTGTGCGCCACGACGTGCAGCGCATGAGTTGAACTGTACAGATGGTTGACAACCTTGACAAGGGGGTAAAGCAACTTTTTTTCTAGGGACAAACCCTAATACAAATTTTCTCCACAAGCACATCGACTTCGGGCATCATCTGCCGTTCCCACTCGGAGATCAGATGTTTACCCTTCAGTTTGTTATCCCTGGGCCACCAGTCGGCAAGGGCAGACCACGGTTCAGCACGCAGGGCGGCAAGCCCCGTAGCTACACACCGGCTGTTACTCGAGAGTACGAAGCGCTAATCGCAGCTCGAGCTGCTGAAGCAATGGCCGGCAGAGAGCCACTTAAGACGCCGTTGAGAGTCATGATCGAAGCGACGATGAGCATTCCCCTGAGCTGGTCAAAAGCAAAGCGCCAGACAGCGTTAGACGGCGATGTATACCCATCACGACCAGACGTCGACAACATTGCCAAGACCGTGCTGGATGGAATGAACGGCGTGGTTTACGAGGACGATGCCCAGGTCACGCACTTAAAAGTCAACAAGAAATATGCTCAAGAGGGCAGCGTCACGGTCTGGCTGGCAGAGAATCTTAAATGAGTAAAAAGGCAAATTTAGAAGCCCAAAGACGGTTGGAACGGATGCCCTACAGACTGATGGATTTGAATGGAAAACCCGTCAGAGATTATACAAAAGCTGAAAAGGAGATCGTAAAAGAAATCAAAAGAGAGTACGAAAAATCGCTCAAAAGCACCCCAGGCTGACCTGTGGATAACCTGTGGATAACTACCCCCAAACCTGTGGATAACCCTGTGGATAACCCTGTGGATAACTTTTCTTCATATACGCGTGCGCGTAGAGATCTAAGACTAAGATCTAAGACTAAGATCTAAGACTAAGAGAGCTAAGACTAAGATCTTCGACAAGGAGCTAAGACTAAGATGAAAGACTCTATATTTAATTTTACTAAAGAAATAAGAGGAGGTTT